ACGTGGTTGTCGCAACCTTCTTGGCGGAGTATGCGAACCTCCGGCCAGAGGGCGACGAGAACCCAGTGAACGTACCAATCGACAACATCGTGGCGCTTGCCGCAGGTGTTGCTCTCAAGCTTACGGAGCTCGCTGATGGCGACGAATCCAACTGAGCAACAGCAGGAAGACGATGGCTTTAGGGCGAGGGTCGTGTCTGCGGTACGTACGGTATCGCAGCACCCGCGCACTAGGGACACTGCGGTTCCTGCTGCGGGAGTCTTTGGAGTCGTGGCTGGCAGCACCACCAACCTGGCCCTGGCGCTAGGCGTGGCGCTACTGACCTTCACCCTGCTGGATAAGCGGCGATGAGGTTAGGACTTGCGTGCCCGAGCTGCGGACGCTACAATGTACGACCTGACCGTCGTTCGGAGTACGTGTTCAACGACGAGCAAGCGGTCCGCCTGTATGTCTGCCAGGATTGCAGACGAAGATTTCTAGTACGGTTTCAAGTTGTGACCGAACTAGTGGCAATGGAATTGGAGGACTTACTAGATGGAGTTCACGATTGAGCGGGATAATGAAGTTCCAGAATCATTCTCCGATTACTTCGGGGCGCTATACAACGAGGCTCTCGCCATCATGGTGGAGCGCCAAGAGGGCTACGGTCCAACGAACATTGAGTCGCTAGGTGCATACGGGGTATTCTCTCGCCTGTCTTCGGACAAGTGCAGCCGAGTATCCAACGCACTGAACGGCGTCATCGTCAACGGTGAGGCTCGCGTCAACGAGGACTGGTACAACGAAGGCGTACGCGATGCTCTCATTGACATCGCCAACTACGCGTTGATCCTAGTGTCTCTCGGTGAGGATCAGTGGTCCGGCATCTCACGTGGGCATCACGCAGACGAGGGGTTCGTCAATGACTCAGAGGGTGAAGAGCCAGAGAACGACGGGTTCGTAAACTACTTTGAGTTCCAGACAGAGCTGTGACAATGGCCAAGTTCAAGTCCGTCGGCATTCTCATCGGCAAGAAGAAGGGGGCTGAGGCCATCATCTTCTACACTGAGAGGGGATGGGCTGCACATGTCGGAGTCCTAGGGGTTCCCGACAGGCTAGGCAAAGGGACTGAGGACCTCACAGATGATGAGGCCCAGGCAAAGATAGAGGAGCTTGCGAATGAGTGGCGTGAAGCACAGAGGAAGAAGGGTCTCATTTAAGTTGACCTTCCCTGAAGGCACGCCCTCTTGGTACCGTAGGGTCTGGGTTGCCACTGCGGATAGGATCAGGGAGTACACCGCCTATGCGGGGGTTACGTTGACTGAGCTGTCCGTTCACTGGCACGCAGACTATATCGGTACTAGTAAGTGTTCGTTGGGCGAAGCAGCAGAGGGTGTGATTACCCTCTGCTGCAGCCCAACCGACGAAGACACATTCCTTCACGAGGTGGCGCACCTCATGGTACCGGGACAGCACAGCATCAAGTGGGCTAAGTCATACGTTGATCTGATGGGCAAGTTCATGCCAATCGCTAAAGCAAAGGCATCTGCGGTAGAGGCATGGAAGATGTACCCAGCTATGAGAAAGGTAGTGAGTATCACCAATGGGTAGCGACTACATGTTGAAGTTCTTCCTGGCTGATGCCAGGTCTCAGGGTAAATCCCTCCGGCAGTACTGCAAGGATATGGGCATTGACTATCACGATCTAACGGGGTTCCCCAATCCTATTAAGACAGTACCAATAGATGAGGTGGAAAATCATGCGTCGACCGCCAGCAAATCCAGAAGCGATTCAGATCTATAACAACGCTCTGGGCAAGAAGAGGGCCAACACACGCAGGCAGAGCGCCATCGGGCAGATGGAGATGGACTCCATCACGAAAGCACTTGACCTGGGCCACTCACCCATGATAGACTTCGACGACAAGACGGAAAGTTTCTTGTGGTGTAGTGATCATAAGTGCATCGCAATGTGCAGCATCACTACAGAGGAAGGGGTCTCCGGACCCGTAGTAGAGGTGAAGTGTGGAGAGTACAACCCAGAGATCAGCCGAGACCCAGAAGACGCCTGGAACCAAACGGAAGACCCGTACCTCTACGCTAAGGAATAGCGGCATCAACTGTCCGCTAGACAGCGAGCACGGGGGTATGGTGAGCATGCATTCAGGAAGTCTGATATGCTTACAGCAGGTACACTACGTACCAGATGGGCGATGGTCATGGACCGTAGAGGAGGCATATGAATTCACCAAGAGCAAGTGAGAGGGCACTGCTAGGGGCGTGCATCATTGATGGCGAGGCTGCGAAGAACGTAGTCGACCGCGTCAGCGAAGAAGACTTTGATGACCGTGAGTGCAGGGTTGTGTTCTCTGCTATCAAGGAGCTAGTCAAGAAGGGCACAGCACTAGACATCATCACGATCACGGACAAGCTCGGCTCATCCGACACGTTGGAAGATGCCGGAGGGTACGCCAACGTATCTGCTATGTCATCCGACACACCCAACAGTCTGAACTATGAGTCATACATGGGCATTGTCATCGGCAACTCAACCTACCGTGCGCTACGCAACGTAGCCACCAAGGTAGCGGAGCTGTCGTCCGGCGCTAGGACTCCAGAGGAATCAATGGCAGAGGCAGAGCGCCTCATCATGGGGATCAGCAAGTCAAGGACTGCTGGCAAGTTCGCCGACATGCAGCAGGTGATGGACGAGACACTCCACCGCCTTCAGTTCATGCAGGCTGGCGGCGCTAGCGGTATCTCCTCTGGCATCCCAGCCATTGATAGCATCGTAGGCGGGTGGCAGCGTGGCAACCTAGTGGTTGTCGCAGCCAGGCCGAGCATCGGCAAGACAGCCCTAGCCACAGGCATGGCAGCCAACGCAGCGATTCAGCAGGGTAAGTCCGTCGCCATCTTCTCAATGGAGATGAGCAGGGAAGAGATCGGTAGCCGACTCATCTCGTCACTGTCTGGGGTATCCCTCCATGACATCAGGCACGGGCAACTGGACATGAGTTCGCTGACCGAGGTACTCAACATCTCCAAGAGCATTAGGGATAGCGGCCTCAGGGTAGAGGACTCGTCTATCTCAAGCCCATCAGAGATGCGCTCCAAGTGCAGGCGTCTGAAGGCTGAGCATGGGCTTGACCTAGTCATCGTTGACTATCTTCAGCTCATGGCACCAGACAAGCAGACCAAGGATGGCAACAGGGTGTACGATGTAGCCGACATCAGCCGTGGGTTGAAGGCGCTAGCCAGGGAACTAGATGTTCCAGTCATTGCGCTCTCACAGTTGAGTCGTTCATCTGAGTACCGTGAGAACAATGAGCCTAAGCTCTCTGACTTGCGTGACTCAGGCGCCATTGAGCAGGACGCCGACGTGGTGCTCATGCTGTGGCGATCAACCGATGTGTCGCTTGACCTTGCGGTAGAGACAGTCCACTGCAAGATTGCGAAGCACCGTAATGGTCCAACCGGTAGGGCAGATCTTATGTTCCACCGACCGACCGCAACCTTTAAAGGAGTAATCTAATGGGACTATCAGTAGAGAAGATCACCATTGAGTACGACTGCGAGTGCGACCACGGGCTGTGCGAGCATGCGTCTGCCGAGATAGAGCGTGTCATCCAGAAGGTGTACCTCAAGGGGTACGACGACGGTAAGGCATCAGTATCCCAGTCACTCAAGCAGATGTTGAGCACCGAGTTCCCCGTCGAATACGAGAAGGCCGAACGGATGCAGAAGATCAAGCGCAAGGACCCACGTAAGAAGAAGAAAGAGTGGGAGATGTAATGATCGCCCTGTTGCTGTCCATCTCAATGATATGGACACCTGCAGCAGATGGCGTGCGTGCCACCTGGTATGGCCGGACGGACGGCAAGGTATGCTACGGTGGGTACCGCAACACGTGCGCCCCCTACCGTAAGGGCGAGACAGTTATGTACGCAGCTGTACCTGGGTTCAAGTGGGGGGACAAGCCATACAAAGCCTTGGTCTGCTACAAAGGCAAGTGCGTCAACGTCACAATCAGGGACTGTCTTTGCAGCAGAAAGGGTGGAGGATACATCGACCTGAGCCCCGCCGCTTTCATGAGTCTGGCCCCGCTATCCAGGGGGGCGCTCTATGGGGTGCATGTGTACATGTTTGAGGATGAAACCCCGCCGAGACAAAGGACGGCCCCGCCCCTACGCCGTAAGTGAATAGCAAAAAAATAGCCCGTGTGCCGTCAGGCACACGGGCTATTATGTTTCTGCTAGCGTGAGCTTTACTTTGCAGGCTCGCAGTCATGACCAAAGAAGAACTCTATTGCCTGGACTACATCTTGCAGGTCAAAGACTCTGTTGCATTCTGCACAAGTTTCCACACCAAGTTCTACTACTTCGTCAGACATTAGGCATGTTCCTGCTTATCCCTGAACGTATAGTCCAACTTCTTGGACGTAAGCTTCATGCGGAAATCCTCATCGCTGTATCCGAAGAAGTCGATGAGCATCCAGTACAAAGCGTACGTTGAGTCTGCCTTGGTGTTAATGTCGCTTGCGCTTAGGTTGCTTAGTGTAAAGTCTGAGTCATCGAATGCCGTGTGCTGCAACGTTGCGTAACGTTGCGCACCGATAGACATTAGGTTAAGAACATCAGCGATGTTCCGACCTAGACGCTTATG